GGGAAACTTTGTCAGCCAAATGCTTAATAGCCCAACGCACATATTGTTTCCCTTCGCGCTGGTCTTCATCGTTCATGCGGTCATAAATGCTTTGTAAGCGTTCAATCGCGCTGATCAGTTCATCTAATGTCATTTCTTGCCTTTCATGCACACAAGCACGGTTCCCCAGATGCCCATGATGATTCCGATGATGTTAAACGCGACATACGTCATTTCAGACGCTCAATAATCTTGGATGCTTCATGCGATTTAAGCAGCTCTAACACGGCGCTGTCATCGTCCAATGTTTGATGTATGAATTCGAGTAATCCGAGATCGTCCATATTGGCGTCTTTTGCCAGTTTCTTGATGTAACCAATTTGCTTGGGTGTGGCAAATGCACCAGAGGGAACGTGCACTTGTGGCTGTGCTGATGTGGTTAGGCGCTCGACTTTTTGCATCTCATTGCGTGACGGTCTAGGGCCTGATGCTGGCGCCTGTAGCGGGCAGTTGGCTATTGCGCGACCGATTGCGCTGGTTTCGCAGTTCTCGACAAATGATGTGGCGTTGACGCCGCGATCGGATTTGATTTCTTCTGCGTAGCCTGTCGCGATTGGCACTTTGTCGTCCTTGTCGGCGTACAGTTCGCAATAGAACACGCACGCATCGCCTGTGTAGTTCATCATGCAGGTGTAAACACGCCCGTTTGGGTATGCGGCCCACCATCGGACTAGGCGTTGCTCGACTGTCTCGTAGTTGCTGAGGTCAAAGCCCATCAGATGCCAGCCCAAACGCTTAAACGCTGTGCATGGTCATGTGCTCCACCGCGCTGGGCATACGCCAGTTCGCCTGTGTTGCGAATAAGACCACGACGCGCAGCTGCATTCAACCGACCAGCAATGCCCTTAGTGACAGGAAACTGATCGCCCAGGTGTTTCCAAATGTCGTCAGATGTGAAGAAGCCTTTTGTGCGGGCAACGTGCAAGATCGCAGCGTCAACTTGATTCTGTTCAGGTTTTGTCCAACGCGCATCAGCAGACGATTGTGACGCCAACATTCCTTGGATGAATGGCGCTTGTTTTCTTGCCGGCACACGGCCGTCACATACGAAATGTGTTTTGCCTTGAATGTCTGGGTAGGCGATGGTTTCTTTACAGATCGTGCAGGTTTTCATTGTCGGAATCTCCCTTGTCGGTTAGGAATGTGCTTGTAGTGCTTTGATTGCTAAGTCGAGTGTAGTCACATCGTGAAGTGGCATTGGTTCTTCTAGCGATAGCGAGTTTTTCATTGCGCGCAAACGGCGGATAATGCTTGCGTGTGGGTTGGTGCTTGTGTCTGCAATTTGATTAATCAGATCAAAGATTGCCATGTCGTGTTTTGTTGTCATTGTTTGCTCCAATACCATTCGTCGGGTTTCTTCAGTAAGTTCGCCTTGATTCCATGCACAGCCTTCACTCATTTTGTTGCGCTCCAAGGCCCCCAGCCATAACCGTGTCGTTCTACCCCGTAGTTGTAAATTGCTAATGCAGCAAGCAAGTTAGTTTGAGCCTGTAACAGATCTTCTGCCTGGGTGATGATTCCGCGTTCGGTGAGCCATGGTGTCCAGAATCCGTTGATCTGCATTAGTCCGCGCGACCCACCATTTGGGTCTTTGCTGTTTACCGCGTTTGGTATGCAACGTGATTCTCTGAACATGATTGATTCGAGCAAGGTGCGCTGATCGGCAGGCCAGCCAAGGTTCACGGCAAGCGCGCTGAACTGCTCACACGCTGACGTGTACGGGTCAATGTAGATCGTTGAGCTTGTCGTTGTAGTCGGCTCAATCAGGTACGGCTGGACGCTTATCGGTGCCAGCGCAATAGTGCCAGACGGGGCGCCAGACGCGTCAGGAGCGCCTGTGAGAGCCGTAAGACCAAAGACCGTACAAAGCACTAGCCCTATGATTTTTTCTGCAAAGTAGTTCATCGTTTCTCCAAAGGTATGGGCTGACCCCAAGTTGAGGTTGCCGTTCTGAATGCGATTTGTCCCAGTAGGAACTTGCCCGACTCTGGGCTGGTAAAGATCTGTACCAAGATTTCTTGGCCGTTGTCCATCACTCCTGTATAGACGCTGTAATCAACGATCTGCGGTTCAGTCATTGCCTGTCCTTTTGTCGGTACTCCGACCCTAGAACATAGATCAAGCCTTAGGTGGGATTTCCCCGAACACCTTTAAGAATGCGGCTTTAACCCAAATCACCGAGTCTGCAGCCTGTGGAGTTATCTCAATATGAAACCAGTCGCCACCAGGTGCGCCATGAATAGTTGGTTTTGTGTACTTCTGCCATGCGTACCGATCGCAACGCCATGCTCGACCCTGTGGCTCTGGGAAGTAATCCAAAATACATTGCAGGCCAAGATCGTTTGCGTTGGCAACAAGTTTGTCAATAAAGACCAGCGCTTCTTTGCGTCCTGCTTTTGGGTTCTTTTCTGATTTGCGATACGACAAATCCACAGCGCGCCCAGTTGCGTGAACCGACAATGAGCCTGGCTTACCGCGCATGTCACGTTGACCCCAAGAACCGTTATTCCACAATGCGCCATTTGATGCGGCGATCGCTTGCTTTATCCATTCGTTCATGCCGGCACGTGGCGCTGGTGATGCACCGTCCGCGTTGCCTATGTAATCGCGTGCGTTAGGCACGCCTGCTTTAGCTTTGGCTATTGCCACGACCAAATGCCAGGTCTTTAGGGTTCACATATCGGATGAGAACTGGCACAAGCGCGGCGAGCGCTGCTTTGCCTAGATCGGCTGGGTCTGTGTTGCCTGTTGAGTAAACCGCAATGACCGCTGCAATGACCGAGCGACCGTATGAGGCAAGTAAGGCTTTGTCTTTAGGCTTCAACATCTTTGGCTCCTTCTTTCGTTTTTGACTTTAGCCCGTTTGAGGCCACAAGGCCTGACAACGTGCCAGTCATAAACACAGTCAACGTGGATAGCAGGTCAATAAAGGCAGCGTCATTAGGTGCTTGTTTGTCTATTGGCTGGGTAACGAACATCAACGCATACACAAAACCGATAACGGTGATTGCAAATACAGCGGCGAGAACGACGCCGACCACAACAATTAGTCGAGCATGTAGTTCTTCTGGTTTAAGGCGTGGTCTCATAAATTAAATCTTTTGTGCAGGTGCCAGATGGGTTGCAGATCGGTGGTTCGCATTGTGGCTTTTGCCAATTGCTTGGGTTTTGGCATGGGTAACGGTATGAGCCGTCATAACCACACCCAGCGCATCCCCACAATACGACCGCAACAAGCGCGACGTAGCCGATGAGGTACCGCCATCGCATTATGAGAGCAGCGCGGCTACTTCGTCGGCAGTAAGCCCAAGTTTGGCAAGTGTTGCAATCTTAAGTGCGGCGCGGTCGGCGTCTGCCTTGGCGTTGGCTTTGGCTTCTTTAGCGTCTTTTTGATATTGCGCGTATTCTTCGTCGGTCATTTCGCGTACTTCTGCACCGTCTTGTGTTATTGGTTTAGTCATTGGTCTAACTTTCCGAATAGGCGTAAATGCGGTAGTTGCCTGTAATAGTTCCCGAAGCCGTAATAATTGACAAAGAGTCAAACGAAGCAGCAGTAACATTCGTTGACGACAAAGTTTGACCAGCCAATGTTGAAGCGTTTGCTTGTACAAATGCCCCGGCTACCGTTGTATATGCGGCGTTTATTTGTGGTTGAAGTACATCAAACGAACCAAACAAAACGCCTGAACCTAAACCGATTGAAGTTTGGTTATCACCCGTGACATTGTTTGCAGTTCCATTAGGTGTGATACCAGTATTCATCACGCGATATCCGGTACCGCTGTTGTCTGTTCCTGCTGTTCTAAACCTCATTGAGTTAGCAGCCAAAGCCGATGATGCAGATATTTCTAAGATCATTCGATAGTTGCGATATGTCGATGTAAAAGTATTAGTTGGCAAACTAAAACTTGCAACGGTTGTAAATGTTGCGCCAGTTATATAAACAAGGCCAGGCGTTACGCCAACCGAAATCCACGACGAGCCATCCCAAACGGATGTAGTGTTATCGCTTTCCAAATATGCGTATTGGCCTTCTGCTAAAACTTTTTCGCCCGTTCCGCCAAACGCCGCCGTTCGCGCCGTTGAATCGGCAAAAACTGGTATGCCTGTGTTGATCTGCGTCATTTCGGCAGCTGTCAATACTTCGCCAGCAACAAAGGCTGGTACTGCGGTTTGTGCGTTAACTCCCATAAGTGCTCCTTATCCTAAAACATTTTCGGCGTCAAGTACGCCATAGATCAAATCATCCAAAATTAACTCGTACACGATCGTGGTTGGCGCGGTGCTGTAAAGGACGCTGTGGCCTGTGCTGAAATCCAGCCTATGCTCGATGCCCTCAACAGACAACTCTTGAGCCAACTGGGTTGTGCCAGTACCGCTAGAAAACGACTTTTCTACGCTGATGGTGTCGCCAATGTCCACGGTTGCCAGGGTGTCTTTTTGTGCTGTGGTCAGCATTAGAAACTTGGTTGCCACGGATGTGTAGCGCGCTTCAGGTTCTGGGTTAAGCAGGTAGGACGCCGCGGTGTCAATTTCTCCCTGCACGTGCAGCAGGCTGTTTGTGATGCTTGATGTCTGAATAAAATATGTGGCAATAGAACCTGCATCGGTTGCGGTAGCGGTTTTTCCGTCTAAGGCTGTAAGCACAGATCTGTTAATTACAGAGTCAGCTTCAAAACTAATGCCCACGCCGTCGTACTTGTAGTTAGTGCCGTCATCATGGAAGTCGGCTACTGGTGCGCTAAGCGTGTTGCCAATGCGGTTTTGGAATGTAATAACTCCAGACCTTGACATAAACAAACGACCAAACTCGGCGGTTTCGTTGATCTGCGTAATGTATTGCAGCACGTTTGTTCCTGCCGGCACGGTGTACGCGGCGTCGTGGCCAAGGTTGACTGTGCCTGTTGCGATACTTCGAGCGCCTGCGGGGAAGTCAACTTCTGGTAGGTCTAGGACTGTTTCTATGCGTTCGCCTGATGTTTCGGCGGTGACGTTTAGTTCGTTTAGGTAAGTTTGTGCAAGTAGGTAGAACTGGTCAGCGCAATACACGGTCACGGTGTCTAGACCGCCGAGCGCAAAGTTGTAATCGTAATTGACGACAAAACCAGAAAAGATTGACTCGGGAACATTGGTTGAGCTATAACGAATGAGTCGCACTTCGCGCAATGGGGCAAGCCCTGGCTTGGCTTGTGGGGTGTCGTAGTACGGGCTGTTTTGGTCAAACGGGTTGAAGATACCGTCAACGTCTTGGATGGTGAATGTCATTGTGCCGGCGCTGAACTGATCGCCCACGTCACGGCGACCGCGCCGCACGTTAACGCTGACCGTCGAGTCCATCACATTGGCAAACTCTGTCGTACCGTCCAGCACATATTCGGTGTTATTTAATACGCCCTTAAGCGTGTCGTCTAGGACGAACGCGTCAACCTGAAAACCTGTGGCGATTTGTAAGTCATAGTTGCCAGAATCAACGACCGATACTCCTGGCATTACGCCACCTGTAACTGCAACGGCCCAGCGCTACGCGAGTAAGCGCGCAAAGCGTTAACGACTGATTCGCCGATTTCGGCGCTTGTGGCAAGACCGCCTGTGACGTTAATTGTTATTCCGCCACCGTTGTTTATGCGATCTAACGGCACGACTGCTTCTGGGCCTGCCTCACCAATAAGGGCAAGTGTAGGGCTTGACACAATGCCACCTTCGGCTAGTCGAGGGATATTCATGCGGCCTGGTGCGGGAGTGTTGGCTGTTCTGCCAAGTTGTGGCACCGGCACGGTTGGGGCTTTTGGAATATCTGGCAACAATGGGATTGAGTTGTACGCGCTAATAATTGCGTTTACTGCGCCAATTGCAGCGTTGACCATGCCAGCAAAAAATCCAATAACGGTGTTAACAATTAAATTAATTCCGTCGCGGAACCATTCAAATTTGTTGTATGCGGCAACTAAGCCAACAATCAGCAATGCGATGCCTGCAGCGATAAGGCTAAATGGGTTAAGTGCCATGGCAATGTTGGTGGCAACAATTGCTGCAGCGACCGCGCCGATTGCACCAGCAATAAACAGGAATGCTTTGGGGTTGTCTTGAGCCCACATAGCAAACTTGTTCAAGATCGGTAACACAGCTTCGACTACTGGCAACAAAGCCGCACCGATTGACTCTTTCGTTTCGCCAATAGAGTTAGACAGAATCTTCATTTTGCCTGCAGCGGTTTCTGCGCTTGCAGCGGTAGCACCGCCAAAGGTTCCGCCGAGCACGTCCATGACTTCATTAAGGCTGGCGCCCTCTTTGATCATTGTTGCCATTTCTGGAGTCAATGATCGAAGTGCTTTAAAGTTGCCTTGGTATGCCTTGGCCAATGCGTCGGCCACAGTTCCGCTGTCCATCTGGAGCGCTGTACTGATGTCCATGACAAGGTTCATGTCTTTCATGGCCATGTCCACATCTTTTGTACCGCGCACCAAAGCCTCAAGGCTCTTGCGGTAATCACTATCCGCAATGCCAGACGCTCGACTCATCGCCGATATCTGTTCCTCAATCTGTGCGGTCTGCGCGGCTCCAGCGCCTGTCACATTCTGCAAAGTAAGCGCTAAGGCCGCTTGTTC